CTTGCCCAAGTGATCTACTACCTCAACTCTGGCCAAACGCCACCAGCACCTAAGGGTTAAGCCAATGCGGATCGAAGAAGTCATCAACCCCGACTATGGATGGGTCGTACCAGTCGCTCAAATTGCCACAGACCAAGTAGTCAAAGGCAGTTCAATTGACCCGTCAATCCCACAAACCATGTATGCAGCAGCCGCAATTATCTACGCGATTGCAGCATACAGGCGATCTCTCAGAGATCCAAAGTGAGCAGTCTCCCCGCCTACCGTCTCACCGTCGAGATGACAGGCGAGGCGGTTTTCATTCCTCAGTCCCAGAAGGGTAAGGTGATCCTTGTTCGCAGAGTACACGATCTACGCAGTTCAGGCTTGTCAGTCCGGCCAGTGTCCAAAGCAGACAGTGACCACAACGACGACAAAAACCGTGACCGTCACAGAATCGCCAAAAACGGCCCCTGTGATCTTCCTTGCTCCTGATCGCCCAAAGAGACGACTGACACTGCCACGGCTCTTCCAAGGCCCAACAGTGATCGTCTGTGGAAGTGGTGCGTGCAAATGATCAGCAAGATCATCATCCGCCTGTTGACTCCGATCCTCGTGGAGGTGATCCGCGAGCTGCTCTCCAAGCTGGCCCAAGGTGAGCTGGTGAGCATCGACGAGACGAGCGTCAAAGCCGCCATGAATCAGCGTGAAGAGTCGATTCAGTCGCAGCTCAAATCTGTTCAATGGGAGGTCGGCCTTTGATCGGACTTCTGGTCTCAGTTCTGCTGGCACAACAACCTGTTCCCTCAACGCTGGTTCCGCCAGCGGCTGAGGAACGGGTCGTATTTTCGCACGCTGGATTCACCTACTTTGTGGGCAAATCCAGCGGCTCGGTTATCGCCATCGAACAGGGTGGTGTTCGACCAGTTCCGCCACCAGTGCCAGACGACGATGAAAAGCCTCAACCTGTCGCTGGCATCAAGTGGTTCAGTGTTGTTGTGGATGAATCCAAACCGGAGCAACAGGCATGGCGAACCGACCCAGAGATCCGCAAAGCACTGGAATCCCGTGGAATTCAGTACAGATCGTACATCGCAGGGGAAGTGGACATAGATCGACTCGGGTTTCAGCAAACCGTTGGACAGATCGGTTTACCGACCGTCATCTTGCAGGATCAAAACGGCAAGATCGTGAAGTCTGTCAGTCCCAAGACCAAAGCTGACCTGATCCAGCTTGTGGAGGTGATCAAGTGATTGAACTTCAGTCGTGGTCTACTCCTGATGGTGAAATGCGGTATCTTGGCAACCACGAGTCCACGCTCAAGCTGGCCACGGGCAAGCAACTTCCCGACATTCCCGAAAGCGAATGGCGTGAATTTGATCTTCGTGACGATCTTAAATATCCAATCAAGATCAAAGATCAGAACGGCAAGGGGGCCTGCAATGGCCATGCAGCGGCAAGCAGTCTGGAAATCGGTCGGTACATTGCTGGCGCTCCTTATGTCGCTCTCAGTCCTTGGCTTGTTTATGCTGACCTATGCAATGGCTGGGATGTGGGATCAAACATTGCGGAAGCTCTGGTCTACCTTGAAAACAAAGGTACTTGCTCTGAGCCACTGGTTCCGTATGCAACAATCAATCCTTCAAGGATTCCTGATTCAGCCAGAACTGACGCCAAGCGGTTCAAAATCGAGATTGGCTACAGGCTCAACACATTCAACGATTTATGTATCGCAGCCCAGCTCAGAATGCCATTCAATTTCAGTGTTCCGGTCAACGCCAGCTTCAACGCGCTTGACAAGGATGGAGTCCCAGGCAATCGGGCTGGAACACACAACCACGCCGTCGCAGGTGGCATGGGAATGAAGCGATTGCCCAACGGAAAATGGGCGATTTTGATGCAGAACTCATGGGGAACCCAGTGGGGCTGGAACGGCTACTGCTGGATTACCGAGAGAAACGTGGAAGGCCGAGGATGGGATGCCTACTGCGTGAGTGCTACTGTTGCTGACCCAAACAATTTACCTCCAGTGTTTGCATAAATCGCACCATTGAAACGCAAAACACCTAAGAGCAGGCTCGACGCCATGCCAAGCGGCACGGAGTTGGAGCGTATTGCCCGCCGGATTCTCACGGAACTGGGCAACAACGTGGCAAAACCGTGGCTGGCGATTTACGACCGCAAGAAGGAAGCCGACCCGTTCACGGCTCCGATGGATATGGCCGCCGAATTTATCCCAATTATTGAGGCATGGATCGACGAGTCTGGACGGTCCTTTCTGGTTTCACTGGGCCAGCAGGATGCAGATCAATGGCTGGTTCGTGCTCCAGAAGTGATTGAGGCCGCACGCAACGCCACGCTGGACCTCTGCCAGGAAACGATTGACCAGTTCACCACCGACACGCTCAGGACTCTGGAAGGTATGCGGATGGATATCGCAGCCTCCATCGAGGCCGGTGAAACGGCTGGTGAATTAACGAATCGAATCAGCACCTGGATTAAAGACAATGCACGATGGCGAGCACGGCGCATTGCAATCACTGAATCGGCACGAGCCTATAACACGGGGCTGACAAGTGCTGCCGAGGGACTGGACTTTATCACCGGTTGGGAACTGCTCTTGTCTGGTGACGCCTGCCCGATGTGTCAAATGATCTTTCGATTATGCCCAGTGATTCCCAAGGGCGGAACCTTTGGCACGAACGGCAAAAACAAGACTTACAAAGACCTCAAGTTTCCACCCTTTCACCCTGGCTGTCGGTGCTCTCTCTTGGAAGTCTTTGGAGACGAGATGCCGAAGGATCTGAAACCACCGGTCAGGCCGGGTGATAACGGCTACCTGCAACCGACTGACGCGGACTACGCAGCCGCTGAAGAGGCTGGGTATCTATCGGTTGCAGTTGGGAACGCGAAATCATTCACAAAAACGGGCCGGATATTGGAGGCTGACACGTGATCACTAAATCGACCGATTCCGGCATCAAGGCAAGCGATACAGGCGGGTTTGTGGGCTATGCTGCTCGCTTCATGAACATCGACCGCCAAGGCGATATCATTTTGCCGGGCGCTTTTCAGAAGTCGATTCAAGACTTTATGGACTCTGGTGGTTTGGTCCTGTCCGACCACGAAAACAAGACCTCTGCTGTGATCGGCACGCTGAACGATGCGACTGAAGACCGATCTGGCCTGAAAGTGGATGTCACGTTTTCCGCCACAAAGGCCGGTCAGGATATCCGCACTCTGCTCCGCGAAAAAGCGGTGCGGAAAATGTCGATTTCATTTCTGGCCAGACAGCCAGAACGATTGAGCAAAAAGCAGGTCTCAGAACTCTGGGACCGGTACGGATACAAACCAAACGCGACTCAAATCAGGCTCTCTGAAAAGGGTGCAAACCTGATCAAAGAAGTGTCGGAAATTATCGAAGTCTCAGTGGTGCCGATCCCGGCTAATTCTGACGCCTCGATTATCAGTGTCAAAGCACACTCCGACGACGAAACACCGACCCCGGTGGTGGATGCCAAGCGTCTGGCGAAACTGTTTCGCCAGGCGGAATTGGCTGACTCGATATTGACCGCCGCCAAGCGGTAAACGAAAGGTTCTATTGATGAGTATTGCAAATGAAATCCGCTCTGCGGCATCCATTGCCGAAGACCGTATCGCACTCGCCTCCACAGTGATTGCACTACGTGATGAAATCTTGGCCGCTCCTGATGAGGTGCGTGCCGAAAAGTCTGCTGACCTGCAAGCAGCCAACGATCGTCTTGAAGCCTGTGATAAGGAATACTATCTGGTGAAGGCCGTCGAAAACGCCAACGCCATGATCGAAAGCCTGTCGGCCAAGCCACAGCGCCCACAGCCAACCTACAAAGCCGCCACAATCGACCGCCACAGTGGTCAGGTGATTGACGGTGGAGACCTTGCCAGCCTGACAGACTCCGAAGCTGTTTCGTCTCGTGATTACAGCAAGGCGTTTGAAGGTCTTCTGGAAGCCCGTGGCAACGTCGATCGGGTCAAGAGTCGCAACCATCGCGATATGCTCGAGCGATACGGTAAAGGTGGCGACAGGAACCTTGGCTGGAATGAATTCTTTATTCCATTCAGCAAGGCCATGACTCTGGCATCCTCCACAAACGGTTCCAACGCTGTGGCTCCTGACTTCCGTTTTGATCTCATCACGCAACGCTCGGTAACTCCGAAGGCTTTGCAACTGTGTCGCGTGATCACGACCAACGTATCCAGCGTCACTTTCCCGAAGAATACCGACACCAACACCGATAGCGGCCTGGTCGGTACAATCGGCACCAACAACCGGCCAACCAAGGGCGAATCACCAACCGCCACGGCGATCGACACCGGTCCGTTCTCACAGTTGACCATCACCGCTAAAACCGGCACGATGGTCCAAGACATTTCGGCTGACTTCTTTCAAGACGCGCCGGGAATGTCCAGTTACCTGCAACAAGAGTCGAGCAAATTGTTTGCAAACCGAATTGACAAAGAAGTCTTTTCGGCGACCGCACTTTCTGACTCTTGTGAAGCGATTCTGGCCAACACCGGAATCGGAACCCAGCTTTCCGGCACATCAGCCAGCCTCGGTTCGACTGATGCGACAATTTATAACAACCTGGCTGACCTGTTCTTCTCGTTCAAGGAAAGCTACGCTTCCAATCTGTCCTGGGTGATGAATCGTGCCACACATGGCAAGCTCTATAAAGTCAAGGATTCTCAAGGGATTCCTCTTCTTTCGAGCTTCCAGCAAGGGACGTTCTCGAATTCTCCAAGCTATCAAATGTTTGGAGTTCCAGTGAATTACGTGGAGTATATGCCAGCCTCTGGTGTGGCTGCTGCTCGTTCGATCCTGATTGGTGATTTCCAAGAGTATTACCTGCTCGTTCGCCAAGGTTTCACCGTGATTATTGACGACATGTCAAAGCAGGGTGACAACCTGATCCGGCTGAATTACAAGTACCGTATCGGCGGTGCCGTTCGCGATGCTCGCGCATTTGCCAGCATCAAAGAAGCCGTTTCCTGAGTTTGGTTCTGTTGGTATGGTAGTCAGCCCGGCGGGTCTCTCCCTGCCCGCCGGGTCTCATTTTCACTTGAGGTAAAACGATGGCCGCTTACATCTCGCAATCTGAAGCCACCACATATATCGAAGTGATCGGCTCCTGGGCGGCATCTGCTGCTGTGGCCTATCTTTCGGCAGCATCGTCATTGATCGACCAATATTGCGCTCGCACTTTTCTGCCTGCGGACCTCACTGCCGATGTCAAATTGGCGATTGCACTAACTGCGGTACACCTGAAAAACAACGGTCAGAATCCGGCACCGATCCAGATGGAACGCATTGGCGACTATTCCGCAATGTATCAAGTCTTAAATGCTGGAAGCGTCTTGCCCGCACTTGTGACACAGCTATTACAGCCTTACAGAGTGGTGGTGATGGGATGATCAGCCGAGACTTCCGTTTAGACTGGGATGGAGAAGCGTACAAGGCTCGCCTCCATAAAGAACTATCAAAAGCAATCCGCACATCGGCTGGAAAAGTGCGCAACGCGGCCATCAAACTGCTGAACAAGCCGGGTGCCGCTGCCACAAGAGATCTCAACAAGCAGACTGGCAAGGCTTTCAAGGGCTTAAACGCAACTCAGAAAAATGCCCTGACATTCTCCAGCGGGTTAAAAAAGGTTCAAGGCTTGAAGACGGTCAAGGGCCGCAAATCCACACTGCGATTTGGTGGTACTCATAAAGGTGCCAGCCGGATTTACTGGTATGGTCCACCCCAGAATCGTTGGACGACTGCATCCGCACCAGGCTCGCCTCCTCACAGGCAAAGTGGCAACCTTCAAAAGATTGTGGTTGAGCCATCACGAGGCGGTTTACACGCCAAAGTAGGACCCATGGAAGGGCTGAAGTATGCACGAATTCAAGAGCTTGGCGGTAAAGGGATGATCAATCTGCCTCCTCGACCATACATGCGACCGGCGATGGAATCACAACAGGCGGACATCATGAACCGTTTCGACCAGGCGATCTTGAAAGCCTCGATTTAAATCGAAAGAAGGTCAAAATGCCATTGCCGGAAAGACTGTTAAACTCTTGTGCCACGATCTATCTGGAAGCCAACGCCAAAGGTTCCATGGGTCAGCCAGTCCAAACGCTCACCGTGGTTGGTACGCCAAAATGTCGCGTCGATTTTAAATCCATCCAACGTGATGGGCCGCCGATCGAGGGCGAAGCTCAAACCTTTTCAGTCTACCTGGCTGGATCGTGGCCTCTGACCGCCAGCCACTGGGTCAAGGTGATCACCGCATCAGGCCGGATAGCCACGGGACAGGTAGCGACATCATCTGAGGCCGCTGGACTGGGCCACAACACCGCTCTTACGGTGGTCTGCCGCACGCCTGTGCCGGTGGTGGCCTCATGAGCTACAACGTACCGATGGTTATCCAATCGCACTGGGCCGCCCAAACTGGCCTTCCCAGTTTATGGCTTGAGTACGCACCTGATCCGCTTGTTCCACCATTGGCCGTGATGGAGGCGACCGGATTTTCGCGGACTCCGCTATCGGCTAACTCGCATATGGATTCGCACAATTACCGAATCTCAATCTTGACCACATCGGCAGAATCAACCTGGTCAATTGGCGAATCGGCAATCGAAAAGATGGACACTCTGGCGGGCGACAAAATTACCTCGGTTCAAATTGAACCGATAGTTTGGCGCGTCCGGCAAAGGTTGGTCAGTTGGACGTTTGGGTATTCGAGTTCACATTGAAGGTCGAAATCTTCGACAATTGAAAGAGGTTACACATGGCCATGAAGGGCAAGCCGGTCACGTTCAAAAACGGGACCATCACACTGACTCCACTGGATCAGACCACAGGCACAGCCAACACCACCGCATCCATCAACCTGATCGCCAAGTCCGGTTCGCTGGACGACAATGTCTCGGTTGCTGAAGCGAATGTCAACTGTGTTGGCAAGATCCGTGCCGCCGGTTCGCTGGATGTGAGCATTGAAGTTAATGCTTTCGTCTCGTCAGTGACAGGCACAGGCAACGCAAACGGAACGGTGCTTCCGTTCAAGAGTGGCGACTATCTAAACGCGAACCTGGTCGCAGGATCCCTGAATTACGAGGGCGAATTCATTCTTGAATCGCTCAAAACATCTTTGGACGCTGCCGACTTTGTCACGCTGGATCTTTCGCTGAAAAACAACGGCGATCCACGCACCCGAGTTGTTGGTATCGTAAACTGCGTTTAACACCTGAGAGAGATTTTATATGGTCTTTGACATTGACGACCTGATCGCTCGCAAATTCCAGTTCCGGCTCAACAGCCGGAGCTGGATACTTTCTGAGCTGACTGCTGGCGACCGTGCAGAAATTGGAAATGTGCTTCGGGGCATCGTCCCTAATCCATTGACAGACGCCAAAGAAGCCTGTCGAGATCTACCACCCGCTACGGCCAAAGAGATCTGGAAGGAAGCCAAACGACAATATGCTTACTGGCCACCACTGCCAGAAAGTGAAGATGGCCAAGCCTATCTATTCTCTTCTCGTGAGGTTCAGCAAGCCGTGCTTTATCACGGACTGAAGCGAAACCAGACGGTAACACAAGATGAGGTCAAGGCGCTGGTTGACTCCATTCCTTATCAGACAGCACTTATCAAACTGCTGATGTTCGCGATTACTGGTAGAGGTGCAGACGACCCAAAAGACAACTCCTTGCAGGTGTAAACTGGCACGACCTGATGAGGCGATTGGTTCTCGAAGGCCATATGCGTTATCAGGATGTTCTGGAGCTAACGCCCTGGCAAATCATGGTCCTCATGGTGGAGAAGCCTGACCTGACAGGCCAGTTGAGCAGGGACACGCTGAACGAAGTCATGGAATCTGTGCCGGAAGATTGGGAAGAGGTGACGTGATGGCGACCGTTGGAAACCTGTTTGTCAATATCGGTGCCGACACTGTGCCTCTGGCCCGCAGTCTCGACAAAGCCAAGTCCATGCTGAAAGGCATGGGCGGGGCTGTCTCCAGTGGAGGCAAGGGACTGCTTTCCGGTGCGATCATGGGCGGTGGCGCTGCTGTCGCAATGATGGCAATCAATGCTGCCGGGGCAGCTGTGCAGGGTCTTGGATCAACAATTGCCGAATCCTCCAGAAGAGGTGCCGACCTCAACGAGACCCTCAGCAAGACAGGCGTCTTGATGGGCGATGCCACAGCAGACGCTGTCAAGTTTGCAAGCGAGTTGCAAAACAGCGGGCAAGGCCAGATGAAAGATATTTTGGAGAGCATCACAGGCTCGGCCATGGCCATGAAAGGTCTTGGCAGTGAGACCGGAAAAGCCATCGACATTGCCAAGCAGCTCGAAGCCCGAGTGGGTGATATCGCCAGCCAGGACAACATTGACCCGGCCAAGATCAGGGAAGACCTTCAATCAGCATTTGCTGGTGAATATCAGATCATGCGGAAGTACAAGGTGTTTCTCGATGCTGACAGTCTGAAGGCGACAGGACTGCCGATGGGTGAAGCCATCGCCCAAGGGATCATGCAGCAGACGCAACGCGCTAAAGGCGACTTTGCAAACACACGGCTTTCGACTTCCAATATGCAGCGGACCAACTCCAACTCCATCGAAACGATGATGACAAAGTTTGGCCAGGCCATTCAGCCTGTGACTCAGGCTTTTGCCTATCTCCAATCCGTGATCCTGACGGCTATCGGTGGAGCAGGTTTTGAGGGATTCAGCGGCTTCATCGACCAGATGCAGAACACGATTGTTGACATGGCCGATGGTCTGGCGGCGGCAGTTGTGGGTGTGATCATCCCGATGGGCCAAGGATTGATGACTGTGGGCGGATGGTTCATGTCGATCCTGAGTTCCGTGGGTGGATTCTTTCGTGATGCCATCATCGGTTTCGGAGGATTCCAAGGGATCTTTGGTCGGATGGCTCTTGAGTTGGGTTATCGACTGGCTCAGGGGATTGATCTATTGATGCAGCCTTTTCGATTCATCGCCAAGCAACTGGGCATCAGCCTGGGCGAAGGCATGACGGGTATTGTGGAAAAGTTGGGACAGACACGAGAGCGGATGGATCAAGAGGCTGGCGACAAAATCGCTGAGGCCAACGCCAAGCGTGACGCTGACAAGGCAGCACTATCTTCAGCTTTGAAGCTGGACGTTCCGACTGGTAAAGGTGCCATCGGCGAGATGCCTGGCAAAGCGATGCCTGCCGAAAAAGAAAAAGACAAAGGACCACAGCGAACCGCATTTTCTGCCCTGCTGAATAACGCACAAGGCGAAGACAAAAAACAGACCGGGATTCTTGAGCAGATCGCAGCGAACACAGACCTGAAGAATCTGAACGCTGACAATGCCAAGGCCAAGTTGATGGAGAATCCAGCCTTACCTAAGGATGATCCTTCCAAAGCCGGTCTGGTCAATGCTGGCCTGTCTCAGGAAGATCCCACAAAGGCCAAGCTGATGAACAGTCCGCTTACGCCCACTGAAGGACCAGCAAACACATCGGCCAAGGCAGCCATCATGAACGGTAAGGGTTCTGAGACTACCGGCACGCCAGCCACAGACGAGACCTTGAAGATGATCGCTCAACTCATTGTCACGGCTTTTGGTGGAAGCCGGACAGGTGCCGTGGATATGGCCACAAAGAAGCCCGGCCCAGACCGTTCGCCTCAACTGGTAGGAGCCTAACCCATGATATTCCCCGGCTGGACTCCCGTGACTGACGGTTTCGGCTACACCGCTGAAGCCAACAGCGTGACCTACACAGGCCGATGGATCGTCCCATGCACTGCGGACAATCTTCAGCTTGCACTGACCTTGATCGACAGCAAGGAGAGGTTTCTTGCACGCAAAAATGGTGGCCCAACAGCTACCTATCCTTACAAGTCAAAGATTCAGCAGACACTTCTTTCGGCACTCACAGCCCAAAAGATGTCGTTCAAGATTTTGGATACCTATGCTCCCAACACGCTCAATGGTGATGGCACCAGCTTCGACCTCAATTCAGGCATCAACACGCTCCAGAATGCGGATCTGGCCGAGGTCTCTGTGGAGTGGATGCAGGAACCGGAGAACACGCTCGGCCTGAATTGTTGCTGGGTCACGATGCAAGGCTCAGGGGAGTTTGTCGAGTTTGGGGAAAATAACACGGTTGCTGCCAAGTACACCGCAGCCGGTATCGCTGGTGGAGCTGGAGCAGACTTCGCAGTCGGGAACTTTGCACCTCTCAACAAGCCGATGCCCAGAGTCGATTCAAAGGATGTGATCCGCATCGAATATCCGTGGGTCGATGCCGGACTGGTCAACCTGGCCAACATGACAAAGTTTCGTGGCTGTGTCAATCGAAAGGATATCTCGATCTGGGCTGCCGGAACACTGCTTTATTTAGGAAGCGACAACGAATACAGCATGTCCCCCTTGGGCTATCCCGGCTACAAGATCACCCACAATTTTGAGAGCAAGCCACAGGACTGGAACCTGATTGACGCACCGACCGACGTGCGACCATCGGAGTCGATACGAGCCAAGTATCCAGGCGCTACATCCGAGCTGATGGCATGGTCAACGATGGCTCCCGTGATTGCCAACGGCACAGCGTCAACAACTGGTCCGAAGAACTCACACGTCTACCGTAGTTACAACTATCAGGATTATACTGCCACCCTGTTTTATTACGGCATTCTCTCGACCGCTCCGAAACCACCTGTCTCAATCGCCGTCTAAGGAGGCTCGGGTTATGGCAGCACTCAATCGACCATTCACCGGACGCGGCTTCATTGCAGGCAACGGGAACCGTGTCAACTATTCGTGGTGTGCCGTAGGAACTGGACCAACTGACTCCAATCCGCTGATCATTGAACATGGGTCCATATCGGCGACAGAGTCATCCAGCATCACCACCATCGGCACCACGGCTTATAACGGCTGGACAGACAGCTATTCCAGCCCAACGACCATATCGGGGACTGTGGACGGGTTTGTCACGGCCAGCGACACCTACCACTCCAGCGACCCTGTCAGCGTGCGGGCAGGAACAAAGATGTATATGATCATCACGGCGGGTTCGTGGACGTATGAAGGATGGATTCTGATATCCAATTTTAACATTTCCGTGAACTCAAACGAGATGGCATCCGTGCAATTTGGGTATACTTTCAAAACAGTGCCGATCAAACGAACGCTTGGTTTCTATCGTGGAGGAGCCTGTAACAAGCCATGAATGACGCCCGCCCTCAACAGGCACTTGGCTATGACCTAAATATC